GCTGAAATCATTAATGGACGTGTACGAGTTGTAGTTGATACTCCAGGAACCATTTGGCTCTTATCTTTCATATCATAACCTTTTTTCAATTGTACATCTGCATCTGTATATCCGTCATCTTTATATGTATAATGTAAATTTTGATAACCTCTATCTAATGCTGGTTGAATTGCAGCCCAACCAATGTTTGCATTTTCAATTGCTAGTAATGCATTATTCCATTCTGTTGCAACTGTTACAAGCATTTGGCCAAATTCGTTAGGAGGAATTTTTCCTTTATACTCAGCAACTTGTCGTACATCTTGTACATCAAAAACGTGAAATGCAGAATAATCTCCCCCATCACCACGTGCGACGTCAGCTACTACTAAATAATCACGTTGGTAATCTGGATATTCCCATACCCAATAGTTTCCGTCAAATCCTCGTCGTTCAATTGGATCTTCAGTTAATGCATCATATTCTAATAATAAAGGACCGTCGACTACTGTATGCCCTGAACTAACAAAGTCACAGTCACATTCTTGTGCAGCACCACGTTCGCCTAATAAACGAGTTTGTTCATCTCGCCAATCTTGATCACGTTCTGGATGCACGGTCCAATGTAGTTTAACTGTATGGAAACCATTAATGTCTGCTTCAGCGTCTGCCCATGTTTGATGAAACCAGTTACCAACCCCGTTCGGAGTAGACAATACTATTGCACCCCCACCCGTTGATAGAGTTGCTTGTGATGCAATCCATATTTCTTCAATGTTCCGGATAAACGCAGCCTCATCAACAATTAATAATGATAATGCTTCTGAACGTGCTCCAGTACCAGCAGATGATACTGCTTTAATTTGTGAACCGTTTTTGAATTTAAGAGATAATTTATTATCTGCTTCAACAGATCCTTTTAGCCAACTTGGTAAATTGTCGTGCATGACACGTACTTTTGTTACTAAGTTTTTTGCTACTTCTTGTGTTGTTGCAATAACTAATACGTTGAAGTCTTCTGCAAATAGCATTGACCAAAGAGCAAACCCAGCAGCTAATGTTGATATACCTAACTGGCGTGACTTTAATATTACATTGTAACGATTGTCACGCAATTCTGTTAATGAATCTTCCTGAAATGGGAATAAATTAAATTTAATCTTTCCACGCTTAGGATGTTGTATATAACAATAATTACGCATAAAAAATACAGGATCTTTAGCACACATCATGTACTGTTGCTGTATTATTTGTTTTATGCTAGGTTGGCTCATAACGTTATTTGAAAAGTCTGTCTATAAATACTCCGCCTACGAATCCCATTCCTAACCAAAGATATTTGTTGTTATACCATTTGTTTGTTATGCGTTCTTTTTCAACATACAAGTTGATATTTTCTCGAAGTAAAATAGTTTGTTGTTTTTGGTATTCAATCTGTGTAGAATCAAGTTTAATCATTTCTTTTTGTTTTTCGATTAAACTTTTATATTCTGGAATTAGTTCATCATTAATATCACATACTGCAAATAAAGAATCAATTGTAAAAGAAATGTCTTTAATTTCTTGTTGTGTGAAACATGTATCAGGAACAGTCTTAGCTTTAGCTTTTTGAGAAAAACTAACTGCTGGTACTAATAAGCATAATATGATTAAGAACTTTTTCATTTTTTCTTTTTTCTGCCACGTGATGTTTTAGCTAAAATATTGTCTTTTGCTTCTTCAACTGGCACTTCTTCTACAACAATATTTTCTTTCTTTTCTTCTAACGCTTCAATTAACGTTTCATGTTGTACAATTTCTTCAGCTACTTCAGCACGAGCTTCTTCTACAACTTCGATCTTTTCTTCAAGAATTTCAATTTCTTTTTCATTCTCTTTGATCTTTTTATTAATCTTGTTTACTTTTTTAGATTTACCATTTAATAACATAAATCCGATAATAGCTGCTACCGCTCCCGCAATAACTAACCAATACTTTTTAATTAGCTTCATTGTTTTCTTTATTATTTAGATTGTTTAAAAATTCTTCTTTAAATTTGTCAAATTGTTTTTGTACCGTTTCATTGAATTCTTCTGGGGTCATTTTTGCTGCCCAAGTTTCAACATCACCATTTGTACTACTAACAAATTTATTAGTTTCTGTATATGCTTGTTTTAACATGTTAACATCTCGTTCTGCAGATGCTAACCATGCTAATGCATTTTCGCGAATCTTATTTCTTTCATACTCATCATATTTCCCAGATTTTTTTAATTCATGTTCCATATCAATTGTACACTCAAAACACATTCCATGTATTTTTTGCATTTTTTTATCAGCCGGATGTACTCCGTTACACGTACACGTTTCTTTTCTACAATTTGGAAATGAACGCATCTCATCTCGAACTGATTGCAGTGTGTCGGAATTTTTAGTTTTTTTAATACGGAACCCATCACATTGTTCAATAACATATGTAGTTCCAGTAGAAGAATCTGTCTCTTCCCAGACATCTCCTACTTCATGACGTTCATTTTGCTTTGCAGTGTTTTCAACATCAGAAAACCCAATGGATTTCTTAGTTTGAAATTTGTGATTGCCTTCCAACATTTGTTGAACGGCTTTGACATTTTGTAACTTTTTAGACATATAACTTTTATTTAGTTTCTTGTGGTGCTTCCACAGTAGTTAATTTTTTTGCAGCAAGTTGTTTCAATAATTTATAAAAATTAACTTTATCTTCAACTTCAACTTCTTTCATTGCTAAATTAAATACCTTTGCTAATGTTTTAATTCTAGCAATATTACCACCATCATCTTGTAATTGTTTAACAAACTTTTCAATTGAAATAGCTTGTTTAGATTCATCTGATAATTCTTCTTCGCCTGTTGATGGTGCAGGAGCTGCTGGATCTACCGGAGCTGCTGGATCTACTGGTGCAGCTGCAGGATCTGTTGGAGCTGGGGCAGGTGTTGCTGCAGGAGCAGGTGTTGCTGCAGGATCTGCTGGAGCAGGGGTTTCCGGAGTTGGTGCAGCAGCAGGATCTGCTGGTTCTTCTTCTGGCGTTGCTTGTTCGAATAAAACTTTTTCAATTTTACGACGTAAATATTCTCTAACTAAACGTTCTTTTTGTTCACGTGTTAAATTTTCAATTTTATCTTTGATATTTTTTTCATTATCTTTTTCGTCAGTGTCTTGACGTTTTTTTAACACTTTAGCAGCATGCTTACCATCATACTCGCCGTCTTCTAAATCTTTATAAAGACGATCGTCAGCATTCCACTTCACATCCATTTTGCCGTCATCAACCATCGGTTTATCTGTTTTACGTAAAACATTAGATTGTTTTTCGCCTGCAGATTTTGGGTTCATATTTCCGTCTTTGTTATCTAACGTATAATCTTTAAGATCTTTACGAGACTTGTATTTAGTATTTTCTGGTTTTTTGTATTTGCTTTTATGTTTTTCAGCCATTTCAATATCCTTATTTTATATAAATATTACCTTGCGTACTTTAATACCCCTAGTAGTTGATTAACCGGGGCAAATGCTCCTGTCATTTTATATGTATTACCTTGGAATGTAAATACCACTCCTTCTGATGGTACAATTGCATCAAACCCGCCTAGCTTTTGAATGCGTCGAAGTTCTAGCTCTAATTTTTGTATTGTAGCAGGATCATTCTTTGCTTGCAAATCTCTTATAAGTGCAGCTAATTCAGTTTTAATTTCTTGAACCGTTTTATTTGGATTTGCTGCTAAGAAGTTTTCTGCATTCTTTAATACAACAACTCCTAATCGTAAAAAGATTGATTCAAATGGTTCTAGGTTTTGTTTTTTATATTGTTTGAAATCCTTTTTATCAAATTCTGCTACCCAAGCTGAGAATTCAGGATTACTAATTTCTTTTTTTAGAACACTAATATTTTTTGACTTATCACCAAATGACCAACGATATATTAATGTTACTAAAATATCTTCAGGAATATCATAACCTAATTGTTGAGCTTTAGATGAAATTGCATCTCGCCACCACGCTTTATGATATTCGCTAATCATATCTGTATCTTTAAGATTAAATTGACGTTGCAATTGAGCTATTTCATTGAAGAATGCTGCTTGTTGATCTTCAAAATCATATACTCGACCTAACTTAATACGTTGTGGTGGTATAAATGAAAATGTTTTTTGCATATGTGCATTCGCATCTTGTATAACACGTTGCATCATTGCGCCGCCCGTTAAATCTGTCTCGACAGTGTTTCCATTTTCATCATATTCAACTAAATTATGAAATTGTAAATGAGCTTTATCATAAGCAATTACATTTTTAGTTGCAGGATAAATAATTTCCATATTAGCAAATACACGTCCATCTTTAAAAATTTGATTCAATGTATTTTCTGGAATACTTCTTAATGATTCTGTTAAATCTTCAGCACATGCTCTATATGCATCAACTATTTGTTTATATCCTTCTGATGCTTCTAATCCATTCTTTGCAATACTTTCTTGATATTTTCTTTCAAAGTCTGCAATAATTTGAGGAGTTGTCATAGGATTAATAATAGTGCCTTTATTTCTAGCAAATCCAATTTCACCATTCTTCCATGTAATCTGAATGTTTTGTCCATCAGTCTTTTCAGTTACTGATTGTTCGATATCTAATTGTCCAGATAATCCTCGAGAAACAATTTCTTTCATATCATTAAATGTTAATCCATGATCGTCCCATGGGTGTGCCATATGTCCAGCGGCGCCGCCTTCAGTAAGTATTTTTGATTCTTTTAAAGCAGGATTATTATCATGGCCACATTCGTGACATATATATAAATCAGTTCCGCCAGTTTCAATTGGCCAACTATGTGTACATTTATCACATTTGATTCTATCACTGCCTTCACGCATTAATGATTCAATTTTATAAATAACGTCATTAGGATCGTTTTGTTGCCATGTTTTACGTTGTTTTTTAATTGTTCTAGGTATTAGTTCAATTATATTTTTACGTGCATTCCATTGTAACATAAACGGCATATGTATTGGAATATCAAATTGGTAGTCAGATCCAATTGCAGTTGGGCGTTTTGCTTGTAGTTGATTTGCAATTTGGTTCCCATATTCATCAGCTAAATCTTGGAATAAATCTTTTAATTCATCCATATAAATAGGAGCTTCATTT